CCTAATATACGAGTCTGAGGAACGGTCTGCATAGTCCAGCCTGGCCAATTGATTGATTGTATGGTTGAGGACATAAAGTCTTCAATTGTATCATACGGTAAGATTAGACTTTGAAAATAAGGTTTATATTTTTCTTTTATTTCAGGTGCAAAAAAATCTGGCGGAAACGAAAATAGAAATCCATTTTGTCTTACGTTAAGTAGCATATTTTATTTTACTTTTTTAACATTTGCCCAAGATTTACTTGGACCTGCTGAGTTTACTCTAGCCATTGCCCACTGATGAGAAGTCATTCCTGGTCTGGAACCTGAAGAATAGAATGCACCTAAGCCTTTGATATATTCACGCTTTAGGTCGGCAAACGAGTATCCTTTCTTAGTTGCAACCTTTCTAATCTTAGCTAGCGTCTCTTTACTTAACGTGCGAGATTTAGCTTCATTGACTTTAGAGTCCTTACGTGGAGTATTTTTAAAGTCAGCTTTTTCACGTTCAGCCTTCTCCATCTCATCTCTAAGTCGATATGCCTCGCCTTTATTGCCGGCTTTAAGTAGTTCTTTTGCCTTATCTAGTTTCTTATCACGAGCACTTCCTTCAGGAGCTTTATAGTTTTTGGGATTAGCCTTTTGTTTCTTGCTCTCAAGCAGGCAGTATTGATTAAAGGTAAGCATCATTGTTTTTTTATTTTTTTTTACCAAGTTGTCTTTTTACTTCGGCTCTAACGCTTTCCATCTTCTTAGCGTATGTCGGGTTATCGTTTCGGTTAAATACTATTTGCTGGTTTAGGCTTCCAGTAATCTTACGCATGTCTCCGCCTCTAGTTCGGATCAGCCAAGCGGCAAGTGCTTTTATTCCAAGTTCTTTAAATTTTCCATTAGCATCTGGTGCATCTGAGTCTTGCCAGTCTGGAGAATTTTTAGTTTTTCTTTTTTCATTAACTTCTCCTTCGTGTATTAAGTATTGCCTGTAATTTAATAAATTCTTCATTAGTACTTAACTATTTTTAATTTTAATTTACCGGTTCCTTTTATCAACCTGTGCCATTCTCCTTTTTCTATTAATACCTTTGAATTTAATTCTTGCGGTAGCTTATTTTCAAGTTGAATTAACCAATCAGTTTTATTTATTGAAACGATTAAGCGATCTTCATAGTCTCGATGCCACCTAAACTCATCAGCTTCAGAAGACTGTACAAACTCACGAATATATGTGTCGTTTGATAATTGGATCTCAGTAAAAGGTAAATCATTCATATGTTATACATTTTAATTAGTGAGTCGACTGCTAATAAGTTAGTGTCCATATGATTACTTTTTGTGTTTACAACGCTTGCGCTCTTAGCAATAGCATCACGAGCTGAGTCGTTGTTTGCACCAAAACTAGTATAATAATATTCAACCTTTGATTTATTATTATTAGTAAATTTAATGTAGAAATCAGAGATAGTTTTACCCTTCATCCAAATATCTACTAATAATACTTTTGAAAAATCAGACGCCTTTGTGTCTAATAATTTCATTCCTGGAGAATACCCGCCTGAAAAAAGATAAAGCACTTTTTTTGAAGGTGTTATTCCATATTTTTTTAGGTAAGTGAGCACAGTCTCATAAGTATCAGGTCCGTTTACTTTGTGACTTGATGCAACAAATATGTGGTATTTTTCCTTTAATTTATCTACATAATTCCACATATAGACACCGCTAGTTATACCTTTAACGGGTATGCCACCATACACTATAAGTAATGGGGCATTTTTATCTTTAGCGAGTATAATTTCTCCGCCAGTGATGATAGTTTTAGTAGATGGAGTATATTGTTCCATATTCTCATTCTCAAATAGCTTATGATATGTTAATATATGTTTCATATTATTATTTTTTAAGTATTACCAGAATCCAGGATAAGTTTTACCGCCCCAAAGGTGAGCGTATTTGTTTATTCTACAGGCCCAGTAGCCTGCTTTAGTTCTGTCCTTCTTTTCAGCACAATTATGTCGAGCTGCAAATGATTTTCTTGCTTTAGGATTACTAACCTTTGCAGTTAATCCGCCGTGTACATCTCCAAAAGAAATCTTTTTAATATTTCCAGTTTGAGGATTCTTAACATACACATGGTACTTTTTGGCTCCTCCTCGCATAGGATAGTTTAGTTTAGGAGACTTTGCCTCATTCAATTCTAAAACCTCAAGCGGCATGTCTAAAACAACTGTCTTATTTTGATAAGTGCCAGTATTGCCAATATCGGTCTCAGCTAAAAGTGTATGATCGATTCCATTAAACTTTATTTTACCTAGATTAAACGCACACCTAGCCTCACATAGAAGATCCAGATGGGCTTGACTACCTGGCCTATATATTGATTCTAACACTGAGAAACCGTTTACCATGTGATATCTTAAGGCATCAGAAAACAGTTGATTCTCTACTAGATATTGATTAAAGGTCTTGAGTCTTGTCTCCATATACTTTATTTATTCGCTTGGTGGAAAATCCGAGTCTATCCACGAATCAGCTAGTGTTGAACCCGATTGTGCTTGACCCTGTCGCAAGTTAAACTGGTCTATTTTGTTACCTTTATAGAAGGTAGAATGATCATCAAAGCTTGGAAAATAGGTCTCAACTGCTAGTGAAAGCGTAGTGGTTACGGTATTTTGATCACTATAACTAAAACTGTAACTCTTTTGAAACTGTGCAGTCTCTGGAAAAGTTATCTGCATAGGTATTCGGGTCCCTCTAAACTGAAAATATCTTACCTGATTCTTATAGTAAAAATCAAAGATCCTTTCAATTATCTTAAATGTTTTATTGATATTATCGCTCTCTATCTTCATTGAGTAGGTTAAACTCATTGGAAGAACAAATAACCTTGAGGAGTAAGCCTTGGTCTCCTTTTGATTGTTTTCATTGCGAGTTTCCTGATTAAAGCTACCCCTAACAAACTTGTTAGTAAGATCAGCTGTTTTTATTTGAAAAGAATCTAGTGTTATTATTCCACGTGGCATCTGTTCGTAGTTGCCCTCTGCAAAGTTTGGATAAGAGCAGTCAGTCGGCAACTCTAAGAAGAAGTCTTTCATAAATCCTTCGTCTCCTCCAAAGTTGTAAAAAATTGGAATAGCGTGTTCCTCAACTTCATCTCCTCTTTTTAAATATATTATGATTTCCTTATTGAGTAGATCCAATAGAGATAGCGTAGCGTTTCTTAAAAAGACGTCTTGTGAGTTGTTGTTTCGTATGTTTTCGTTGTTTGATCTTTTCATTATTCTTAGTTATCTATTTTTGACGATATATGGTAAATTAGTCTGTACTCGACAGTTGTCGATTAAAACAAGCATAGATTCATCCCTAAGGAACTGTTGGCTTAATATAAAATCGTGCTCTTCTTCTTTTAACATTGTGTTGAAGACTCTTATATTAGTTATTAGCAAGTTAGAGTTAGGTAAAATATAGTTTTGGTCTATTTCAAACTGGGTCAAAGAAAAAGAAGAGGTGCCCTGTAATATAGGTACAAATTCGCTATGATTTATGATGTCGCTAGGATCCTCTACTATTTTATAGACATAGGTTCCGCATTGTAGAAACTCATTAGAGATAGAGACCACTAGTGCATGCCACTGACCGCTTGTAAAATTAGCAATAGAATAGTTTTTTACTTGTGCATTGGCTTTTATACTAAGTGTCAATACCCCTTCAGGCTCAGCGCTAATATATCTAGTAAAGTTACCAGTGATCTGTATCCCAGACTGACTGTCGCTATCGAAGCCATCGATAAAATTAATAGGTCCACCGCTCGATGGCACATTGAATAGGCAGGTAAAACTTAAGTTTCTATCAGTTGTGTTGTTAAACTTAGGAGTAGCAGAATAGACGACAGCTGGCTCCCTTACTTTAAATTTTACAATGGTCTTGCCCGATACAGTATCGGTGAGAATATCTCGAGGATCTTTAAAACTAAGGTCTCGATAAGCCTCAATCCTGATAAATCTACCAGTTTCAGATTCTCCTTGGTGGTTTGAAATACTATCAAACGGTCCTCTAACTCGACAGTATCTAAAACTAGAAGCCTTAACGTTTTTGTCGTTTGTTAGTAATCCATTGTTTCTCCAAGTAGTGTAGATAGGGCTGCCTTCATAGGCAATTATAACAGCGGTTGAAGGAAGAGAAGAGCTGTCTAAATTAGGCAGTTGTTCTAGCGATTGAGTAGTAGAAAGTAAAGGTGAAGTTGCTAACAATTCAGCAGTTATCTCGTTTGCTGGAACTCCGCCTAAGTCATAATAATTTTCAATAAGTGGTGCAAAATTAAAGGTATATTTCAAAGGTCTCTGTATCACGTCTGGATGTATTGCTTTTCTTGAAGAATCGAAAGTTGTTGTTATTTTTTGATATTGAGCCGGCATGGTGCTGTCTTTAATATCTTTTTCTACTTCATCACTAAATAGCTGGTCAGCATTTACGATTACGTTATCTAGGAAGCTTCTACTTGTGTCAGTAAGAAGCATATCGATATTTTGACTGAACTTCTTAAGTTGAACTTTCCAAAAGACAGGTTCCATCATAAACCCACGACTTAAGTATGATCCTTGTATTTCATACATTCTATTGAGTAGTGGAAAATACAAAAAGTCTCTTTTCCTAGGTTCTGAACAGGATCCAAAAATAGATTGAAAATACTTATGGTCTAGGTGTATTTCAAAAGGTAATTGAAAGTCCATGCCGAACTCAGTATATTTTGGAGTGTTTTCTGGGAAAGTATTACCAGGCACAAGTACTTTAATGCACTTGCGATCTACGTTTTTATATAGAGTCCACTCTTTAAATACATAATCGCCGCTATCTGATTCAGGTAGTGTTCTAAAATAGACTACTTGGTGACCATATATCTGATTAGTAAAGAAAGATAGGTCTTTAAACATGGTAATTGCACTGTCTACCTCATATGGTCTAAAACTAGGATCACGATTGGCAATTATTGAAGAATAGGTCTCGTTTGAGCACTTTACTTTAGGCGCAAAAACATCTAGTGTTCCAGGAGAAGATTTAAACCTAAGTTTTATTTCGTTTACTTGAATAAGATCAGGTAATTGGTTGGTGGTGCCATCATCGTATTCGTATCTTACTTGAAAATAGAAAGGATCAGCTGAATCTAATATCATATTAGCGGAGTCTCCAATATTTCCAGGAGCAACTGTATACCAGAGTGACCAGTCAAGCTTATTCCTAGAATATCGTATTTTTCTAATTAGATTAGCTAGGTCAATTAGGTTAGGTGAACCATATATCAGGTCCTCGATAAACTCAGTAAATTCAATGATTCCTGTGATAGGCTCATCAGTAGAGAAGATCCTAAAGTTCTTACTAAAGGTCAAAGAGTTATTCTGAGAATCGATTAATAGTTTTACAGTAGTCTGCACCAGATTTGCTTTATTTTATTTATTTTAGAAAGATGGGGTAAACTGATAACTTATTATTAGTACAAATAAATAACAATATATTATGACTAGAAGAAAGGAAATATTAGATTCGTTGTGGTTAATTAAAGCAAGATTTATGGACTCTGAATACTTTAGTTATGTACTTCTTGCAGCTGCTCAAAAATACAAAAAAGACCTTGAAGAAGGGGATCTTTCCTATTTCTATGAGGTCCTATTTCACAGCTTAAACCTAAACACATTAGCAGTTGAAGGAAATCTTTTTGACTTTAAGATGAATCCTGTCTGGAAGGAGGATAGAATTAAGAAGATAAGAGAAGACCTAAAGAAGATATATGAAGATAATTCCTCAGAAACTATAGAGATATTTAGGAATGCTAATTTTGTTTTTTTAAGCCTGCTGATCGACTATATGGAAGCTCAAAACTACTTCCTAGATAACTCAGAGATCTTCTTTGTTAATCCTAAGCTGCATCAACAGAAAGAGATATTCATAATAACAAATTGCATAAATACTAACAGATATGTGATTTGGAAACTAACGTTTGATAAGAAGAAGGATTTTGGTTTTTCTTTTAGAAGATTAAAATCATTGAGATTAGTATTCGCAGATAATGCTACACTAAGGGAAGAGATAATTAAGCAAAACATAAGTTCACTTAGCGGAATGCGAGAGAAGGAGAACGTACTTTTTGCAATACTTCATAATAAGGAGGAGACTGCAACAGCAACTGTTATAAAAGATTTACTTGTGCTAAATGCAGCTATCTCTAAAGACTCTAATCTTGATCCTAATTTGATATCTGAGTTACAGGAATTGTTGGTAGCTGACAGGGTTATGCCATTCAACTTAAATCAATGGATTTAAGTATTATCAACAGTTAAAGGTAAGACACTTGAACTTATTACTCTCCAATAATCGCTATATGTGTAATCAACGTACGTACTTGTGCCAGTCTGTTGTCTTGCAACTATTACTGCTTTCGTATAAACTAATTCTATTAGTGCTTCTTTTCCGTAAACTTCACTTGCACTATGAGTTGGATTAGAGATTGTGAAATTAATGATTTCCTTTTGGAATGGAGCAGCACCACCAGCATTACCTTCTATTGCTGAACATAATTGTATTATACCTGCAGTTGCGCCAGCCGTTGTTGGCCAATTCCATTGTGTTGATGTTTGATATGCTCTACACGGTAGAGCAATTATACGAACTGTAAGTCTCTGTCCTTCGTAAAATTCTGTAGAGATCTTAGGTAATATTATTGAGATATCGTCAGGTATTTTATTAGCATTAATACTTGATGTATTTGCGTCTCCACTCCAACCTATATAAATTTCTAAATATGATGAATTAAAATCCGGTAATTCATAATAAGGGTAAAGAACGGGACTAAATGGTGAGCCTGAAAATAAGTTATCGTCTTGAAATGCATTGATATAAATTTGTGTTTTACTAAACGCAATTGCATTTGCTATTTTTGTTATTTCTCCATTCACTTCTAGATTACCTAAGATCTTAGCGGGTCCATCGACTGCAAGCCCTACGCCCTGGTCAATATAGAGTCCGCCGCTACCTACATTTATG